ATGCTGACCATGCAAGCATGTTTCCTGATGTGCTGGCATCATAAACCGATACCCAGCCAACGCTGCCCCATGAGCCTGTTGCGGTTGCAAACTCGGCTGCACTGGAGTTTGTTGCAGTACAGGGATCGGTTCCACTGACACTGAACGCGCAAGAAATCCTGGCGTATGATCCGCCAGATACTTCAGTTCCACCGCCTGTATCGCTGGGGGCTGCCGTATACAAAGCTAGATAAACAGTTCCCGGAGTGGTAAACGCTGTATTTGCGAAAGTGTGCTTGAGCAGTTTATCCTCCAAATAATCACTAAAAGCCATTTTTATTTCCTCTAATTATTTCCCCAATACGCGATTTGTTTTTTGTGCTTGCCATAAGTTCTGCGTCTAGGGATTAAAGAGCCTTTAGCAAAAGACGCTCGCTCATTCTCCATTCTGAGTTCTTCGATAGATTTCTCAAACGCAGTGTGAAACATAGAGACGCGATCATCGTCCATTAAGTAAATGCTCGCTGTTTTCAGCGCGCCGTATAAATATAAATCTGAATGATTGTTGCTGACAAAGTTCGTTGTATTTGAATCACTCAAAGAATCAATCTTTCCAAAATATGTTAGCTGTAAATCGTAATCAACGTCAGGAGTAGGGCAAAGCTCAAGAGAAGAATCTACGATTGCAAAATAAACGGGTTTTCCTGTGCGATTATTCTGACTTTTTCTATATGTGTCGAGCGTCTCAATTGACACTTGAAATAAAGGTGTAAAATCGCCTGACGTGATTTCAACATTGATTGCTTCTAACCAATCAGTCGGAAGCGTCAAATATTGTGAATCAGCAGTTGCAGTCGCACGTTTAATCATGTCTTTCGTTCTGATTCGTCTGTTCAGTTCAGTTTCAACTTGATCGATAAACGTGTCCATCATCGAAGTGAGATCTGAGCGATTTAAATAATTTGCTATCGTTGTTTTTAATGTCGAATAGTCCACTAGACTTTACCTTCCCATGTTCTGAACGCTTTATTGTCAGGATTGTTGAGCCACTTTTTCCATGCTTTTTCGTCATTTGCCCAACCTTCACGCATTGCTTTTTGATAAACAATCATTGGCACTTCAGCAACGTGTCGCATGTCCATTCCCGGCTTTAGCGTTGTATCTTTGATGTGTTTGACATGCTCAATAACAGGAGCAACATTTTGTTCTGTGTGATAACCGATTCTTTCGTCACTGCCAATCGACTCAGTAAAAAATTCTGATTTCAGATCTTTTTTTTGTGTGATTACTGTTTTCTTTGTAGCCATGTCTTTTTAGAAAATGTGGAGCCAATCAGCGTTGACTGACTCCACAATAATCATTATGAAGTGCTTAAATCAGCAACAATTCCATGTGCCGCTTGATTAGACATTTCAAGACCGAACTCCGCTAAAATCATTTTGGTCTCGGCATCGCCAATAGTTGCAATATCAACTGTTTGGAAATTCCTGAGATAAGATGTTTTAGCGTAATCTGGATCAACTAAAAGCAAAGATCTTTCTCTACTAAAGTTCGAAGGGACGATTTTAAGATCGCCGAAGTCCGAACTATAAATTGAGACAGACGCCTCAACTGTAGTTGCATCGATCATTTGTCTTGCAGAAGATCGACCAGTGAATCCTGAGATCACTTGCTTGTTATGAGGTCCACAGATTGCCATTGTTGGCTGTCCGCCATTAGTGAAACAGCTTTGTAGAACTGTTTTCAATAATGCTTCAGTCAGCGCTCTTTGAGTGCCATCCGTTGGAGCCGCTCCTGCACCAGCACCAGCACCGTTAGTGCCACGAGAGACGTTGGATGTGATCCATGATTCGAATCCACCAGTTACTCTTGCTGTGGTTGCGTTTCCAGTAGTTTTGGCGCCTTTTTGACATAGAGCTGTTTCCATATCCCGCTTTAATGCCTTTGCAGATATGGCCATTTGATGCGAAATTTCCGATTTTTTTCCGGCTGCATCTGACGCATCCTGGGAGCCCGTGACTGTTGCATCTCTGCTTTGAATCATCGCTACGTTAGAGACTCTAGTTGTAGCTGTAGATGCTGATCTTGAAAGCTCAAATCCTTCCAATTGCCCTGATCCAGAAGCCGTTGGCAATGTTTCGGTTTGCCAATCAAATACCACATTGGATATTGACTTCTTTCCTATGGCGCTAATGAAGGGAGTTTCGGTTGGGCTAATGTTGTAAATTACATTTGAGAGATCTTCTCTATCGGCAGTAGCCGTATAGGTATCAAATGCGTTGGTTACCTTTGCCATGATATTACTCCTTTCTAGTTTCCTAGAAGATAAAAAGTTAAGTTAGTTTAAAAAGTTTAACTAAGCATTTGTTCAAACACTTTTGCGGCGTCTTGAACTTTGCCCGTTTTTCTCAGTTTTTGACGAGACTTTTTCAAAGGAGTTGTTTTGTTCTTCTGTGTCACAGAACCGGGTCTGGCGACTCTAGCGGCGGCTTTCTTTTGTTTTGGATTCTTCTTGACTGCTTTTTGCGTTTTGCTTTGAAGCCAGCTATTTCTTAATCCCAACAACAATCGATAGTCATAGACTTGCTCGATCTCTTCTGCCGTGAAACCTAGATCATTGATTGCGTGATCTCTAATTGCCATTTTTTCATTCGTGGCTTTTTGAGAATCTTTCCATTCGGGTACAGTTTCAAGCAATTTAGACTCGCCGTAATGCATATACTTTTGTATTTGCTCTGATTGCTTCGCTTGAGCTTCTTGTTGAACTCTCGCTTGCTCAGCATGTACGGCTTCTAGTTGCTTTTTCTTTTCTTCCCAAACGTCTTTTTCGCGCACATACGAAATAGGATCATTGTCATAAAGTTCTTGCCAATTCGGTTCTTGACCCAGAGAGTTTTCTAATGCGCTTTGCATTTTCGGTAACAACTCTGAATAAACCTCATCTTTTTGTGAAATCTCAGCTCGCATGTTTTGTAGCTTCTTTTTCTGAGCCGCAAGGTCCTGAGTCTTTCGCGTATAGTCCTTTTGTCGTGAGAATGAGCTTTGAAGTTCGTCAAGGGTAACCATTTCTTCAACGCCGTTAATCTTTACAGCATAAAGTGTCGGTTCTTCAACTTCTTCAATCTCAACTTGTTCATCGTCAAGAGTAATTTCTGTTTCTTCGTTTTCATCGTCTTCAGAATCAAACGCTTGTTCTTCAACAAGTTCTTCTTCTTCAGTTATTTCTTCTTCAACAGTTTCATCTGCAACTTGTAATTCTTCTTCTGATGCTTCTGTTTGCTCCTCTTCTGGAGTCAGTAGCGCTTCAAATGAAGTTGTTGCTTTGTCTAAATCTGATTGTAAATCGAGTGGCTTCGCCATGTTCGTTTTGTATATCCTTACAAATTAAATAATTGGTCAATAATAGACGTTTGTTATTTGTATTTCAATCAATCAATTAAACTATTTTTCTAATTCGGCTGAGAGTTGCTTTTGTAATTTTGCCTCTTTCAATGATGATGCGTAGATGCTTCTCAACTTCAGGCAACAACTTTACGGCTAAATGTAGTTTTTCGCGTAGATCTTCTTCTTCAGAATGGCTATTGATCCAAAGATTAATATATTCATCTTTTAATGCATTTAACGCTTTTTGAAACGTCTCACTTTCAAGAATCATCTCGCTTTCATTTGATTGTAGAATTTCGTTTTGTGTTGTCATCTGATTATCCTATTTTCGTTAATAAATTTGCTATTGCTTCAGCACTCAAAGGCTCATAATTTGTTAATCTGCGTTGCAAACTATTCATTGAATTAGAGACGCTAGGAACAGACGCAAAACGATCATAAGTCAGTGGGTTGCCTTGCATGTATGACTGAATAGGTGGTGGATTATAAACATAAGGAGAATAAGCATCATCATTAATTGTGTATCCTTCTGGGTTTTGTGCAGAATAAGATCTACTTGGTGTTATGTAGTCTCTGTACTCCCATGCAGGTGCTTGAATATTGAAAGGCGTGTAACTGACCGGAGTATATTCATAGTCGTCTGAATCTTCGATCACTATATCGATTCCATCGTTGTCTCCGCTTCCATCGCCATCTCCGCTTCCATCTCCATCTCCGCTTCCATCTCCATCTCCGCTTCCATCGCCATCACCATCACCATCACCATCACCATCACCATCGCCATCACCAACACCAACATCATCGCCAACACCAACATCATCGCCAACACCAACATCATCTGTAGGTGTAGGAGTCACTACAGGTGTAGGTGTAGGTGTAGGAACCGGTGTAGGTGTAGGAGTAGGTGTTGGTGTCGGTGTAGGTGTAGGAGTAGGAACCGGTGTAGGAGTAGGTGTTGGTGTCGGTGTAGGAGTAGGTACTGGTGGCCATGGATCAGTAGGTGGCACAGGAGTGGGTGTAGGAGTAGGGGTTGGTACTACTGGTGTTGGAGTAGGAGTTGGTACCACTGGTGTTGGTGTTGGAACAGGTGTTGGAGTCGGAGTCGGGGTCGGTACGGGAGTTGGAGTAGGTGTAGGGGTTGGAGTTGGGGTTGGAGTTGGGGTAGGAACAGGAGTAGGGGTTGGAGTAGGGGTTGGGGTTGGTACGGGAGTTGGTGTTGGTGTATCATCTATAACAACATTCCTCAATTCAAACCACCAAGGTCTTTCACTAGTGCCATCTGAATATGTTTCGTCTAGTGGTTCCCACTCATAATCGCCATCTGTTTCAGTCAATATTTGTGCTTTGCCATCAATAATCATAATGTCACCGACTGAGTAACCTTCTTCCAGCTTTTCTGTAATCATATCAAGCTCTGGATCAATCGGGTTTTGCAAATCTTCAATCGTGGTTTCTGTTCCGGCAATCCATTTTTCCAACTCTTCCCATAAGCCATCTTTAACCATTGGGTTTTCTTCTAGTTCCCATGCTTCGTAGAGCTGTCGCGCAATAATGTCTGTTCCCTCGGGGGCTTCTTCATAAATCCCCGTTAGGCTGTCTCCAACATTTAGCTCTGCCCTGACTGCATCAGCATCTACATTTTCTCCTAAAACGCCTGAAAACCCATCAAGCACCCAACCACTTTCTGTCTTTCTAAAAACAGCATGTTCTAAATCATATCCTTTATGCTTAATTGTTCCTGTCTTGACTCTTGCACCAACGGGCACTTTTGCTGGATCAGACATGCCAGCACTTGATAATACTTCTCTGATTCTTTTGTTTGTGCGTTGATTTGTGGCTTTATTTTTAGCTGATTCTTTTGTTGCTCTGCCGACTTTACGAGCTGGCGTATTGACACCAGCAATGCCCGCACCCATAGGGTCTATACCGCCCCATACGTTGGGCTGTGAATTTGAGGGTGTTGTATCTACTGTGCCAGCACTGCCAGGCGGAAAGTATATGCGCGGAACAGCCGAGCTATATGGTTGGGTACCGCCAGCTGACATAAACCCACCGCTTGAGGTTATTATCCCATACTCACCTGTGCGAGTGTTATATACCCATGTTCCGACTGCGTATGACATTTATTATTTTTTTCTCTCTTTAGTTTGTGTGTAATTTATCAATTTTCTCTTCGAGCCTATCGAAGCGTTGTAAAATTCTTTCTATGTCAGCTCTTACTTCTGTTTTCGTCACATACGTTCTTGGTATTTCTTCTCTTGTTTTGCTCAATAAAATATCGATGCGTTTAATCTCAGCTATGTTAGCCCTAATGCTATAAGCCAATGGCGCGTAGATTAGCGATAAAATCGCGTTCCAAAAAATTAAGCTGTTTAGCTCCATAATTAATCCTTATTTATCTTCTAACCAAACTGCCACCGAAATACATTCCAATAATCGCTGACACTAAATTTGTATCTAACTGGGTTATTACCAACCCTTGAAAAGTTACCCATTGCCAAATCTCTCTGCCTTCTCTAAAAA